AGGCGCGCCGATTAACACGCCGGGAACACGATAGATTCTCCCAATGTCCTGCACTTGGAATTCCCTCGTCTCAAGAAATTGCGAATCCTCATTGCTCAAACCGACACTTGCCATGTCGAGACCTTCTTCGAGAAGCATCGTGCCATGTCTTTTTTCGTCAAGGTACTTTTTGAGCGATTCCTTGATATTATCTCTCGCTTGTGGAGATAGTTTTCCGGGATGCTTTAAAATTCTATTGATAGTAGTGTCGTTTGCAAAAAACCTTGCCCCGTATGCTTCGCTCGCTATCGCAAGTCCAATAGCTTCACGTGCCTGCGTGACCCTCGATTTACCGATAATGCCATCATCGGAGTAATCTTTCAGATGCCATATTTCTTCTTGACTGAAATCTTTAGACTGCCCATTTTCATATTTATAACTATAAATAAGATCGCCCGTTTTATCTTCAACTTCTATTTCCATTTTCGCTGGATTAAGGGGCAATAATTCAACAATCCTTTTTCCCGATTTCACAATCTGACAATACGCATTTCCCCTTAAACAAAGATGTCCAACAATCGTCTGCCGAAATTCAAAAGAGGTCTGATAGCGATTCGGAGCATCATGTAGAAGATAGTATAACGGATGATTAGGAGCTTCATCCCTGCTACCATCTTTGTTGCGTATATATACTTTAAGGGGGAGAGATGCGATAGTTTCGGAAATGACCAATACACAGGCAAGAACCGCCGTACAATTCATCGCATTGTCAGCAGTTACATTAGCCCCAGAAGTCGTAACATATTTCTCGATAATAGCCGTCAGCCACGATTCGGCATCGCCAGGAGTCGCAGAAGTCCGTTTCTCGAAAAATGAACGCAATCGTTTCAACATAGTATCTATATTAGAACGAAAGCGTTACATTTTCTTCTTCATTCGACAGATATGAACTCGGAGTGAATTTCTTGAAATATTAAGGGTTTGACTTACATCCTGGCGGTTCAATCCGTACCCAAAAAGCGTTACAATTTGCTGCTCTTTATGGGTCATCGGAACATTAGAAATCATTTCAAGGATTTTAGTCGCTGGTACATTAACAAGCGAGATCGGCATTTCTCTACTGCTTATGTAATCCTGAGAAGCGTATTGCTCCGCTATTTCGCATAGTTCCCGGCAAGTAGCATAATTTTTACAAGTATCGCAATTCATCTGGTAAAAACAACATTTTCAACGTCTATGCCTTCCGTTGCTCTCCTATTTCTTGAATGATTCTCCATAAGATTGAATTGATTTATGGTGCTGAATTTTCGCATTTTAAATAATTTTACAATATCTTCCTTGTTGCTATTCGGATTGATCTCAATTAAAACGCTTTTTAATTCTTCACGCCTTATAGTATTGAGCATCCCAGCGATTACGGCTATTTCCTGCCCATCAATGTCTATTTTGATATGTGTAGGTGTTTTATGATCCATTACTTCTATAAGAAAATCAACGCTCACAAGATAAGTTTGTGTTTGTGTTGCAGGATTGAATTTTTTTCCATGCTCGTCAATCGGTTGACCCATCTGCCCCCCAGAAGCTCCCGCCTCTGTCTTTTCGGTATAGAATATGGATTGATGCTCATAATGACCAATACCAAACCTGAATATAGAAACATTATCAAATTCATTCAATAATCTGTTCTGATGCAACCTGACAAAATTCACGGGGTCTGGTTCAAATGCAGAAATGTTTGATTTCGGAAACAATGAAGCACAATAAAAAGAATAGATACCGATATTTGCCCCTATATCCCAAAAAGTGTCACCATCCTTAAAGGATTGAATCCATGCAATCGTTTCCGGTTCTTTAGTCCAGAAAGTTTCTGCACGATATTTTTCCATATCGGTTTCAATAATCATTTTGAAGGGTAATTCGATCATGTTTTGTCGTCCACAAAATATCTTGTTATTGATGATACAATCGCAGTAGTAAGATCGCGTATAAATCCCACATGAAGAAAATCAATTACTTCGTAATCTTCTTTATATGCGTAAATATATGGTTCGCGTGTCAATGAACTGGTAGTGCCTATTGTAATGCCATATCCCTTCCCCACCATAATGCCAAGCATATATTCCGTTGAGGGTCGCTGATAATAATACTCATAACTATTAAGCGATATACCATCAAATCTTACAATGTAATCTAACGGAGAATAATTCTCTAAAAGATATGCAATCATCCATGCAAAAGAACAACCAAAATAAGTACCATGTTTTCGCATAATTTCTTCAAAGGGGAATATTTCACTTTTTTTGATAACTTTCCATTGCTTTTGCATCATTACCGGAATATCAAGTTTATCAATATCTTTCATATAATCCAAAATTCGTTTATTCCCGTAAGTATCCTGACCACGACGTAGATAACCATTGCGTGAACGCTTGAAGGTATGCAATTCAAACCATCGTGTAAATTTCACATTTGGGAATTGACCATATAGATTATTAAGACTCCATACCTCATCGTCGGGTTCTATCTTGTCGAGTAACTCATCTTCTGTAATGGCTGATCCCACAAGAATAATTCTCTGCATTTTATCGTCTCGCATTTTCTATCTCACTTAAACATGGTATTCTTATATAGCTCGATTTCGTGGTTTCATAAATCGCACAATAAAGACACGCACGGAGTTCCTGTGCATTATGTGGGCTAAAGACATTCATATTCGGCATAGTTTTCATCAAGGCAACATCTTCAATGCACTCATGCGTTTCACCTGGCCCACATGGGAGTATTCCCGAAAAAACCCCTATATAGACAATTTTCCTTCCCTCACAGCAATTATTATAAATCTGCTCATTCGCCCGTCTGCAAAGAAAAGCCGCGAAACTATGCACAATGGGAAGATAACCGCCATAAGCAAGACCGCTTGCAGCCGATACCATGTCCTGCTCACTTATCCCGAACTCGATAAATCGTTCATATTGCCTGAACTCGGCAATACCGCAATCTTTAGCAAGATCGGCATTAAGAATAAGAATTTTATCATTATCAATCATACACCGATAAATTAATTCTTTGTAAGGTGATATTAATTCATTTGCCCAATATGGTTTTGTCGGTCTTTCATATTCGATCATTGTTGGTTGATATGGCATATCGTGTATCAATTCGCCCACAATTTTTTGATATAGTTTCTCGTTCAATGCACCTGCGTGTAAAGGGTCATCGCCATATCCTTTTGTAGTTTTATATAACTCAATGGAGGCATCTTCTGCACAATATAAAAAGGGGAAATATTCTATCTTCACATCATCGCATTGATAACAGTTCCCATCAATGTGCATTGTTATTCTGTCCCATAATTTATACTTATCTATATTCCTTAAAGATTCTGCTATTTGCCCTTCCTGCAACTCGCCATCACCCACAAGAACATGAATCTTCCTTTCCCGTCCCGCTAATCTATCTGCAAGTGCTAATCCCTGAGCCTTGCTTAATCCCATCCCCAGGGAACCAGTGTGAAAATGGATGCCCGACCATGATGGGTGTGGATGACCAGGCAATCCGCCTTCCTGCCGAAATTTATGAATCTCATCAAACGGAATTATGCCTTTATAAATCAATATTGCATAGAGCGCAGCGCAATCATGCCCTTTAGAGCTGAAGAAAATGTCTTGCGGTTGCATCTTTGAATAAATATCCCACATGATAGGCAGGGCTGAAAAGGCTGATCCTATATGCCCATGACCGGCACGCTGTATCATGTAAAGAATGTTCACTCTCAAAGCATTAAGAATTTCTTTTTCATCTGTAATAGCTTCAAGTGTTTCTTTGGGATAATAATAAAGTTTCATTTTACAACCTCACTATTCCTTTCTCTATCAGCATTTCTGCAAACAAGAAATCTAATGATGTATTAACATCAAAGCCGTTTATTTCATCCATAAAATAAGGGATAATTCGATAGCCAGATACATTACGCCTAAACAAAACATTTCTCGTATAACTAATTTCCAATGCACCGCATTGAATATAATATTTTGGCAATAATTGTGTGGGCGAATTATACGAATATTGATCGTTAAAAAACCCGTAATTCATCAATGGTAAGATATAATCTTCTTTTGTTATCCACATTTTGCCAGGATGCTCTTTAGAGGGCTTTACTGCCCTAAGAGAATCAGCATAAGGATAATTTTGAAATATATTCCAAGCTATCTGAATGTCCTGTGCTGTACGAAAAGGTGAGGTCGGTCTGAGCATGGCAAAGCAATTCGGCAATAATGGCTCATATTTCATAAATAAATGCTTTATCCATTCGTAATCAGTTGAATTATCCTGCGCCAATTCTTTGGGTCTTTGATGGTATTCCATATCACGATACATACACATGAGTTCGTGATCGTCAGTCGAGATAATGATTTTTTCAAATATCTGTGAATCCTGTGCCGCCATGATAGTCCAGTGAATCAGCGGTTTGCCATTCAACCGTTTGATATTTTTACGATGAATCCTCTTGCTTCCCGCCCTTGCCGGTATAAGACCCCAAATCACCATGATGTGTATCCACTATCTACAAGAAGCTGCTGTCCCGTCAGTTCAGGGCAACAACAGGCATAAAGTAAGGTCATCTGCAATGATTCTTTAGAAATCATCCGTCCGAGTGGAAGGCATTTCAAAAATTTGCTTTTGAACGGCTCATTGTATTTCCCTGTATCAACCGCTGCAAAGGAAATCGTCACAGACCGCATACCAAATCGCCCATATTGTGTTGCGATGCTCCGTGATAACTGCAAATAAGCACATTTGCTTAAATTATATGCAACAGGTTTTTCAAAGTCTTTATCGTAATTTCTCCAATCCGCACCAACATTCCCCATAATTGAACCGATATTCACAATAACACCCCCGCCCTGTTTAATCATCAATGGCAAATAATTTTGAATTACCCTGATTGCACCAAAAAGATTCACATCCATAATATCTTTAAAGTTGCCAAAGAAAGTTGCTTTCGATCCAGGGGGATTATCAATAGCCGCATTGTTCACGATAATCTGCGGTACTCCGTATTTATCAATACATTGCTGTCTTGCTTCAATAATGTCCAAAGTTTTAGTAATATCAAAATATTCATCAAATACCTTTGCACCTACACTCTTTAAAGTTTCAATCCAAATCGGAGCCAAATTACCTATATTGCCCCCGGTCACAAGTGCTACCTTGCCATGCAGATCAAATAAATCTTTCATTTCAATTTCTCCCATGTCAAATCATCAGCGGTTGTTAAATTGCATAACGTCACTTTTCCAATTACTTCGTTAATATCGTATGGTTTAATAGGTGCAGCAGGGCTCTTAATGACAAGATCATTCTCTGCAAGTTGATAATTAACCGGCACATTGCGCGAAAGATAAACACCTTTCCCCATTTTATGTACGGGGTCTTTTTCAGATAGCCAAAACCGCTTCATGCCATCCCCCATAGCTACATGGAGCCTTTTCAAATCTCTGCATAATCGCCTCATCCCCTCCGGCTGCAACGATAAAGCGTGATCGCTTCCCTTCCATGTATGATCGAGCGTAAAATGCTTTTCAACAATCCTTGCTCCCATGACATAGGCTGCTTCTGCCATTACAATGCCATTATAGTGATCCGACCATCCAATCACTATGTCCGGCATCAATTCTTTGTATTTCCGAATTAAATTAAGGTTAATCTCTTCTGGTTTATTGGGATATGAAGCGATACAATGCAATAGTGCAAATGGAGTTCCTGTATCTTTCATGGTTTTATAAGCTCGATGCACATCGGTCATGTAAGACCCGCCGGTTGAAATAATCATCGGCTTCCCGTATGACGCAACATATTCGATAAATGGCGTATTCGTAAGATCGCCCGAAGCGATTTTGAAGCATGGCATATCGAGTGCCTCAAGAAAATCCGCCGAATCATAATCAAAGGCAGTTGCAAAAAATATAATGCCCAACTCTTTCGCATATTTTTTAAGTTCTGTGTATCGTTCATAATCAAACTCCAATGCTTCCCGATGTTCCCCGTAAGTCGCTCCATAAGCGTGTTCCGAATGATAGGGTTTATTATAAAAAGACTTTGTATAAAGCATCTTGTTATTGCGCTTCTGGAGTTTCACGGCATCACATCCGCAATATTTCGCTGCGGCAAATAATTGCTTGCAGATTTCAACATCGCCCATGTGATTATGTCCTATCTCGGCAACAACAAAACACGGGGTACAATCTGCAATGTGCCGTTTTTCAATAAACAGTTCATCGCTCATATAATCTCAATCCCCCTTTCATCATAGACCGACTCTTTGTCATCCATCCGTAGTATGCGGTCAAGACCAAGTAAAATACCAATAATACCATCTATCTTTCCTTGGGAACTTGCCTTATCCGGCTTCCTGTTTCCCGCAGGATCAACCTTCACACTCACATTGTCGGCCATCCAACGCAATATTGGATGCCCGCCATGATTCAGACCATTAATAAGCAATCGCCTCTCAAATTCCTGACAGGGCCCAGCCATAGAAAGAAACCCCATCCCACAGGCGATTACAACAGGACTCTTCTCTGATCCTCCGAGTTCCTCATTTAATTTCTGGGAAAATTCATAACCCTGAAAGAGCCGATCCACTGAAATGCTGCTAATATTAAATTTGAGATTGTCTTCAATTATTTTCGCCCGGATAAAATCATAATCTATAGCGTCACCTACAGTTGTATTAAGATGTTCCTGTTCTTTCCACATTTGATATTGTTCACGATATTTATTTTTCGTATCATATAACCGCGCTTCAGGACACCATACGCGGATCAGAATATCTAAAAGGTCTTTATTCTGTTTATCAGGAAAAAGCATAGTCCAAACAGTAAGATCGGAAACAGATGAAAGATCGATGCCACCGACACATTGTTGCCCCACAAGATTCACTTCAATGATTGGTCTAATATTGTTGCGATCCCAAAGAGCAAGATCGATCCACCTATTTTCCTGTTGCGTCCAGATATTAAGTCTTTTTGTCAAAAAATTGTTTTGTGCGGATGGCATCTGTATAGCGATACGTGCTTTATCTCGCATATCTTCAATCTTTGTCATATAACCAGGTATTGAATTTCCCTTTTTATCCAGACCATATAATTTCCCGCTCTTTGATTTACCCAAAAGTCCCGGAGCTGCTTTAATCCACACATCCTCATCTGTCCAATCATCCTCCCGAATATCTCCTACATCTGCACTTTCCATTTCTTTTGCAGTTTTAAGATCAGGCCAATCTTTTTTTGTATCGAGAGTAAAAATAATTCCAAAAAACGAATCATCCTGGATCGTTCCCTTCAGAATTTGTGTCAAATATTCTCTTGTTTCGTAACAAATACCAGTTTGATTAAAACCCGCCGTAGTTATAATCAGGATGAGCGGTTGCGAACGTGCGCCTATACTATCGGCTATAAGATCATGAACTTCGCGGGTTGGATGAGCGTGAAGTTCATCAAGGCTGGCAAAGTGCGTATCAAGCCCATCGAGGGATTTTGAGTCGCTGGAGAGCGGCTCGCACTTTGAGTTTGTTTCCAAAATTGAGAGATTATGGGTATAGTAGGTAATTTTCTTTGAAAAACCGCTTGCCTTTGTCAGGTTCTTTA